TATCCGAGCAGGGCAGGGATGGGGACGCAGTTCTCATTACGACACACTTCCACTCTGCCCAGAGCACCATAGAGGTAAAACTGGAGTTCATGGACTAGGAAGCAAGGGTTTCCCAAAACACTACGGATTTACAGAACAAGAACTACTAGAGGAAGTGCGTTGTTTACTATCTCGCTGACTTTTTATAACGACCACGAGCACCTAGGCAGGCATATAGATGCGTGGCGTACATACCCCGAAATCTATAAGCAGATTATTGATGACGGGTCTGAAGTCCCACCAAAAGCAGATGTTCCGATTTACCGGATAGAAAAAGACATTCCGTGGAACATTCCAGGGGCTAGAAACTTGGGGGCTACGGTCTGCCCGACAGAATGGATACTGTTCTGTGACATGGATCAAACGTTCTCCAATGAGTCAATTGATGCCATTATTGACACCAAACTAGAGCGCGGTAAGTTCTACTCGTTCATGCGGCACAATCGCCCTAGAACCGCGGGAACGATGCTGGTCAACAGACAAGACTATTGGAGCGTCGGCGGGTACGACGAGGACTTTGCCGGCCACTACGGTTATAACGACCCATTCCTGAGAGCGTTGTTTTACTCCGCAGGGATTCAGGAGATTACCCTTCCGATACTTTGCACACAGCATAGTGCCGACTGCCAACTTATCAGGACTCCGAACAACGAGGGTCTCTACCAGAAGAAGCTGAGATCAGAGCGCAGCAAAACTTACCTTAGATTTCCGTGGAAAAGAATATGAAAGTCTTAATCTACACCTCGATCTTCGGGGATTACGACAGCTTAAAAAACCATCCAATGCAGTCCGTAGATTGCACGTTCATGCACTTCCGACAGCCGCACGAGGATTTAGGTGATAACCCCAGATTACAAGCAAAGTATTACAAGATGCTTTTACACAGGATTTGCGGGGTCGAGAACGACTACGATTACACGATCTGGATAGATGGGTCGGTGCAGATCAGAAGTGAGCACTTTGCCGAGTACCTATGTTCCCAGGCCAAAGACTCGTGGGCGATGTTCGACCACCCGTGGCGGCAATGCATCTACGACGAAGCAGAAGAAGCTCACGACATGAGGAAATATAGGTCTGAGCCTATCATGGAGCAGATGCGGGACTACGAGCAAAACGGGATGCCTAGAAACTTCGGCATGACCTCCGCAGGAATTATCTGTAGAAACACTAAAAATCTGTCCGTGGTGGGGTTGGATGAGATGTGGTGGCGCGAGATATTGAAGTGGGGGATAAAGGATCAGATTCCCTTGCAATATGTTCTCTGGAAAACAGGGTTTAGTGTTAATAAGTGCGACAAGCCGCTATTTGGAAACGGGCTGCTATCCATACACGCAGGCCATAGAGCAGAGGAGTATCAAAAATTAAAGCCATAGCCATTGCAACCGTTAAGGGAGAGTGCCTTGTAACCTTGGCGGCTTCCGTTACCTCTTACGTCCCGCAGGATGTTGTCGTGTTCTTGTCTGGGTCTAGCATGATCTTCCCAAGACACCGGACGGTAACCCTTACAAACGAGGCCACGAACTTCGGGGATGCCTACAACTTTGTAATGAAACGGGCTTTTCAAGAGTTCGATGAGGTCGTGTGTTGCAACGACGATATTGTGTTCACCCCCACGACTTGGCAGACGCTAAGTGAGAATGTTTCTCAATTAAAAGGTAAAAGCATCCCCCTCGGCTGGGTCGCCTGCCGTAGCGATTACGCGAGAGGATACCAAAATATCCGGCTTGGACAAGGCAGGATGGAATTCTTTAAGTTCGAGACCGAAAAGGCGATTATCGAGACCGACATCATTGCCCCCATCTGCGCCTATATCCACAAGGACGCCTGGATAGACTTCCCGCCGATCAACTGGTATTCGGACGACATCCAATGCCTTGACATGACCGCAAAAGGTTTGCGACACTTTATAAGTACCGCCTACGTTCACCACGTTGGAAGTGCTACTGTCGGCAGGGATGGAAAGAAATGTATTGAGGACGCAAAACCTTGGATCGTAGAAAATAGGCCAGAACTCGCAGAGCAATGGTTTCCGAAGATAGATTAAAGAACTGGGCTTGGTTTTGCGCCTGGGGCCATATCGGGCCAGAAGTCCGAGACCGCGCCGCCTCCGCTGAGGGCAACTACGAGTCCGATGATGTCTGGGAAGGCCAAGAGCCCAGACTTGAACCGGACATGATAGACGGCCAATTACTTGAGAACGCTATTAGGGAATTACCCGAACTATCCCGTCGCGTCCTGAAATACAGGTTTATAATGTACCCCTACCACCTGCAACATACTGTGGCTCAGAAGTTGCGGATGTCGGTAGACCGTTTAGAAACTGAACTTATAACTGCGAGGAGGCGGTTACATGACAGACTTCAAAGAGATATTACAAGGCACTCCGGAATGGCTCCAAGCACGACTAGGGTGCGTGACAGCATCGCGAGCCAATGATGTCTGCGCTGCTGAAACCACGGCGGCTTACCAGAACTATCTGTGGCAGCTAGTCGCGGAACGTGAAACCCAAAAAGCAGAAGATTCGTACATCAACGCAGATATGCAACGAGGAACCGAAATGGAACCCGTCGCCCGAGCTGCCTATGAAGCCCATACTGGGCACTTTGTCACCCAAACTGGGTTTTGGCTCCACCCAACGATCCCGTTCTTTGGCGCTTCTCCTGATGGACTGGTCGAAGATGGTCTCATCGAGATCAAATGCCCAAGAACGCCCAACCACCTCCGTTACAGGAGCGAAGAAAAAGTCCCCACGCAATACAAGCGACAGATGATGTGCCAACTGCTGTGTACCGGCAGGAAGTGGGTGGACTTTATCAGTTTTGATAATAGGGTCAGGGATTCCAAGCAGCTCTTTATCGTGCGGTTTGAACCCAAGCAATCGGATCTAGACGAGATGCTAGAGAAGGTTCAGGCTTTCTTGGCAAATGTGGCTAAGGAGTGCGAGTGAAGGTTTTACAACGCCACGCGACATACTCGGATTATGTGAGCAAGCAAAAAAGCAAGACCACAAATCCAGAGAAGATTGAGAAGTGGACTAACGCTGAGTGGAAAAGCAAGATTGAAGGTTTCTGTAGCGTGTTTGCTAGAAATGAAAAATATGTTAGCCAATGCAAAACCGCTATCTGTCTTGGTTCTAGAACCGGGCAGGAAGTCGTGGCTTTGAAAGACCTTGGATTAAAAGCGATAGGAATTGACCTTGTTGCTTTTCTTCCGCATACAGAGGTCGGAGATATTCACGACATTCATTATCCAAACAAGTCATTTGACCTAGTTTTTACAAATGTCTTTGACCACTCAATTTACCCAGATAAGTTTGTTTCTGAAATCGAGCGTGTTTGCAAAAAGTATGCAATCCTAAATTTACAGATCGGCGTATCTGGCGATGAGTATTCCGAAAACTCTGTAGACAAACCAGATGATGTTTTTTCTCTATTTAAATCTTTTAAGGTTTTAGAATCTAGAGAAGTTAAAAGGCAGTTTGACGGCATGAACTACGAGCTGGTGATGGGATGACGCAACTTGCGCTTTTAGAGGCATTAGCAAATGAGATACACAATCTAATACAGGAATATGGAGACGCGATTCCACTTGCCTCTGCAATTGGGGTTTTGGAAATCGTAAAATTAGAACTTATAAACGGAGCGAAGGAGGAAGAATGAACTGGACTGTTTATGTTGTGGATTGGGATTCTCTAGGGCCGCTAAAATTTTGGTTGTTTCTGATGGGCGTAGTGTTTTTATCAGGGTGGCTAGAATGGCGTCGTGGCTGATCCTTGTTGTTATGTTTATCTACGGCGCGATAGCTGTGGATTTTGCAATCAAGGGAAACTGGGCCATGACGATTGTGTGGGGTGGTTACTGTGCAAGTAACTGGGGCTTGTATTTACTAAGCAAGGAGGCTTTATGAGTCAGAATGAGTGGGTGTTGGAAAACGCCAAGAAACGCTGGGTCACCGCGATAGATGCTTTGCAGGGCTGCGGATGTTTCAGGCTTGCGGCTAGGGTGAAGGAGCTACGGGATAGTGGGCACAACATCTCCACGATGATCGTAGAGAAAGACGGAAAACGATTTGCAGCTTATAAGGTGATCTAATGGACTACACAAACTCTGGAGTATTGTTTAAGAACGAATCCCCCAACGAGAAGGCTCCGGCCTACAAGGGGAAGATCAATGTGGATGGCAAGGAGTACGAGCTTGCGGCGTGGGTAAAGGAAGGAAAGAGCGGGAAGTTTCTAAGCCTGAAAGTCCAAGAACCGCGAGAGAAAAAGCCTAAACTTACGACTCCTGATTTTAACGAGGTTCCAGATGATCTACCATTTTGACGATAGCATATTTAGAGGGGTTGTTTAGATGAAATTAGATTACATACAACGATTAACTTTGGGCGTTACGTTTGCAAAAGAAAATTTACCGGCTGGATTTCATGAGACCCAAGTTTTTCATGATGAATGGTGTGCAATCTTTGATGGCAAAAAATGCTCTTGCATACCAGATATAAATGTAACTATTAACAATAAAAAATTTTATATTGACGAAGATGGAGTCTTACATTCCATTAAAGTTAATTAAAGGATAGGCTATGAGTATCTTCTACGATGTAGATGCCTTTATGAAGGCGGCGGGACACGGGCCAGACCCTAAGAAGGTCTCGCTTTACCTAGACTTGGTGCGGGAAGAGATCGCAGAGCTTGAGCAGGCGATGTCGGACTACCACGCCGCCGAGAACTTACAAGACGAGCAACTTGCAAAAGCCGATGCTTTGGATGCGATTTGTGACTCAATCTGGGTGCTTATAGGGTTGGCAAGGGTGATGGATTTGCCCGTCGATCAGGGCTGGGATGCGGTCACGATCACAAACTTAAGAAAAGTCGATCCTGAGCTGGGGACTGTGTTGCGGGACGACCACGGAAAAATTCAGAAGCCTTCTGGGTGGCGTCCACCGGATATGTTGAGGATCATCCAAAACTACGATAAGCGTGGATAAGGACTTTGTAAGGCGGCTGTTTTACTACAAAAGTGGTGTGTTGTTTTGGCGCAACAGACCGCCGGAAGATTTTAAGCGTGTCAATGCTTACAAGATGTGGAATAAGCGGTACGCAGGCAAACCCGCAGGGTCTCCAACCGCCAAGGGATATACAAGAATTGCTATATATAAGAAGTATTACCTAGCCCACCGACTTGTGTGGCTCTACCACCACGGGGTTCTACCCGAGATGCTGGATCACAAGAACGGGAAAAAGGACGATAATCGACTATCCAATCTAAGGGCTGTAATTTGCTCTCAGAACCTCTGGAACGCTCGCCGCTACTCCCATACCAAGACGAACATAAAAGGCGTCTACGAGCGAAAAAAAGGGGTTTACGAGGCACATATCTGCACGAATGGCAAAAGAACTTATATCGGCCGGTTTACTTCTAAGAAAGCTGCGGCAGGAGCGGTCAGAGCAGCAAGAGAGCTTCTTCACGGCGAGTACGCCAGACACGGGTGAGTTTTCTGCGACCAGAGAGGAAATCTTACAGATTATGATGAGCCAGCACGAAGCGAAGATTGAGGGCTTGGCTCGCCATGTGCTGAAGATGAGGACAAAAGCGGAGAGGAGAAAGTGGCTGGATCAGTTTGAGGAGAAGAACGGGGTTACTCTGACTGAGGAGCTGAAGGATCGGATTCTTGAGATGAGTAGAGAGAAACTTCGTCCTTCCGACGCTTAACCAAACCCGGCAGTTCTTTACCACCAGCTTTAGTCCAAGCCATAAAGGCTTCGGCAGCTTCCTTAAACTCCCCCCGGTTGTGTTTCATACGGATGGTGCTTCGCTGGAGGTTTCCGAGTCCGACATTGAATGAAAAGCTAACAAGGGCATCGAAGCGGCCTTGAGTGAGGCCAGTAGGGCAAAGTCGTAGCACTCCTCGTTCAAATGTAGCCAAGTCTTTTGCAAGGATGTCATCCACCTCTGCCATTGATAAAACTCTGTCCCAGCCGTCGGGAATTGGTAGATTTTTGCGGTCATTGAACGGAACCTTTATGTGGTTTTGGTCGATAACGTGGCCCACCCCGACAGTCCACAAAAGAGCCGGGCAGCGGTAAGGCTTAACCCGAACTCCCTCGTGGTGCTTAATCATCTCTAAGCACTTGTGGCTGATTTTCACTTCTTGGCCCAACCCCGCGATCCAAACCAGTATCCAACGATCCCGCCGAGCATAGCCATCTCGTCTTGCGAGAACACGACATCCGCAAACTTGAGAACGTCGTCAATGTTATTGATAACACCTGGCAGAGAGAAGATGTGCCACATGATCCACATATTGATTGCAACCAGCTCTAGGATCAGGATGTAAGTGACGGTTGGACGGACGGTTCCGACATAGTTCACGACCCACTTGCTAGACTTATCTAGAATCTTTGCATCATGGGCCAGAGCTGCCTCGGTCATCTTGGTCTCGGACTGCATGGCGATCTGGTCTGTCCTGATCTCCTCGATCTTCTGCTGGGCGATAAACCCACGCTCCGCAAGAGCAAGCTCACGCTCGGTCTGCACACGAGCCAGCTCCATTTCGTGCTTCTTGTCTGCCTTGTCTTGGAAGAAGTCTAGGACTTTAGGTAGACCAGAGATAAGTAGACCGCCGAGTGTAGATAACAGACTTAACATCAGAGTGCTCCCGTTGCTTTTAGAATTCCGTAAACCACCGCGCTGAGAAGAAGAAGTCCACCCCATTCCCGTCTTGCCTGCATACGGTTGCGGTAGAACTCATCGTTTAACTCTCGATGGTCTTTTCGTAGTTGATTTATAAGAGATTTAACTTCTGAGACAGCAGAGCGTCCGAACTCGCGCTCCACTTCACGATACATGGCTTGTTCTGCGTCACGAATCTGACGGATGATCCTGTATTCGTCTACGGCCTCCATCCATACCATGTCGCCGCGACGCATCATCTGTTGTTGCTTGCGTTTCCACGCTACACGGGCCTTTGCTTCTTCGTCTAGGAAGGTATTGACCTCCCTAGCTGTTTCTTTTATTTCGCGCCCGACCTTGACTGCTTCTTTGATACTGCCTAGTGCCGCCCGTGTCGTTTCTATCGGGTCGCTCATACTCTCCCTATACTTTCTCTCCTCTAAAGTAAGCCTCGCCGTCTATAACCTCGCATAGTTCTGGTGGCAGTAGTTTGCCATCTCTAAATGTCAGGATCGCAAAGCCGGAACACCAGTTCACCGGATTGGCTTCTGTATATACAAATTGCTCGCCGTAGGGTTCTGCAAGCGTCCCGGTATCCACGCCGTAACGTCGTCCGTTGTAGTCGCTCCACGGGGTTACCTGTAGCTTATGTAAATGCCCGGTAACGATGCTTCTGCCGGACTTTAGAGTGTTGTTATAAGTAGCGTGTAGTCCGTTGTGCCACCTGTGCTTCACGATCACGTTATCGTTGATGTCTACTCGCCAGCCGGTGTGCCAGCCCGGGAAGTAGTCAAAGAGTCCTTTGAAGTCGGATAGCTCAGGAGCGTTGATAGCAATATAGCGGTGCAGCCGGACATCGTGATTGCCAAAAGTCCACAGACAGCGAGCGTTCTTACTAGCGTTGCGTATCTCATCTAGTCTGTCTTGGCAGGCTTCGATCTCCTGCTTGGGTGTTGGTGGGTTGGTTCCCATGAGAGGCTCGTGGCGGGAGATTCTTGACCCGTCAAAGACATCGCCGTTGAGAATGATCGTAGTGGGTTTGAATTCCTTGAGCAAAGTGACAAACGCCCGATGCGCTGTAGTGATTTCCCCAGGCCAATAGTGACAATCAGAAGCAATAAAAACCCTTCCATCTTTGACCTCGTGCTCGATGATCCTGCGGTTTTCAGGAATGATGGTTTTTACAACCGAGTTCTGGCTTGCGTTGAAACTTGGAAGGCTTATGCCTAGACGCTTTTGGATAATATCGCGTCGCTTATAGACATTAGTGACATCCATCCCCAACTCTTTAGCTGCTTGAGTTGGACTGCCAAGTCGTTTTAGTGCCTCAATTATTGCTTCATCCGATACTTTTTTTCCTGCCACGAACCCCTCCCAAGCGCATTTGGTCTATAGGCTCATGTGAACTGGTGTCGTACTGACAAGCGAGTTTTACAGCCTCGGCAGGGGATAGACCTAAGTGCATCCCAGCTATGGCGAAATTCGCTCCGGTTCCTATGGCCCAAAAATCGTTCTTAATACGCGCCGGTATGATAGTCCCCTCATAAATCCAAAGGCCATCAGATCGAAGCTCAAGAACGGTCACATCGGTATCGGAGTCCAGGTCTCCCCCGGACTCCAAAACCTGTAGCATTTTCAAGCATTTATCCCAATCTCCGCAAGCCCCGTATATAGAATTCTTGCCCCTACGGATTTTGGTCACGAGGTAGAACGAGTCATCACCGCTGACCATTGAGTCTCCGGCCACTTCTCCCGTAGACGCTTTAGCAGCGATTGTGGTCATTTTTTGCGTTTAAGCCAATCTTGAACCGTTTGGAGTTCGTAGATCCTAAACCCCGTCCAGATGATCGTAAAAAGGGCTGCAATGGCCGGAAGTATCTCAGCTAGGGTTCCGATCACCGTGGCTATGGAAAGGCCGTCTGCAACGTGCTTGGCGGTCTCATGCTGACTCATCTTTTTTCTCCGGCATCTGTGGTTGAACCTGTCCTGCTATCTTCTGAATCAGAAACATGGCATTGCTCTTAATCGGAAGCTCGCCCAAAGCGGCAAGGATGCCGTTGACCTCGTGCAGTTCAAGGTTTAGTGTGATGGGGGTCTGGTCGTTCATTTGGCCTCCAATGCAGCCAGTCGTGCCTCAAATGCGGCGTTCTGTGCTTCCAAGGCCTCAATCCGAGCTTGCTGTTCTTTGATGGTCTTTTCGTGAGCCTGCCAACCAGCAACTAAGTGGAAGGTAAATGCGGTTTTATCCACAGCCCACGGACGGTATTTGGTTTCTGTGCGCTCTGGCTCAACTTCTACTGTCTCGTAAACTGCGGCTTCAATCTCATTTCCATCCTCATCAAGAACGGCTTCTGAAACCAATCGCTGCTCTGTAACCGCAGGGATGGTTACTTCATAATCACCACCGACAGATACCGCACCTTTATAAGTCTCGTAAAGTTCTTGGGCAATTACACCAATCTGAGATTTTTGTGTTTCGTCATTTTTCCAAGCAAATTCACGGATGCGAGTGGAGTTAAGAATTTCAACAGATTTTGCACCATCAGAATCGCCGATAATGTTTTTTAGTGTTGCATCTGATGTGGTGTTGTAACGAGTTAGTCCTGCGCCTCGGTTGTAGTCAATTGAACCCCTAAGACTTCCACCACCGCCTTCGGTGTAGAAAGTAGCAAATAAGTTATCTCCAGTAGTTGCCTGATTCCAAAACTGTACGCAGTTAGAAGCACTAGCCGCAGTAGTAGCATTGACAGTTCCATTGGAAAATAAACCTACTCCGGGATTTGATCCTGATGTGGTTCCAACAAACAAAGTACCATCGCTGGTGATGCGGGCACGCTCTCCGCCACCCGCACGAAACGTAATTGGCAAAGACGAAGCAGTTTCTATGGCGAATCCAGTTGAATCTTGATATACAAAACCTTTTCTAGTTCCATCTGAATCACTTAAATCAATGCTTGATAATCCACCAGACGCAAACGAAGTAACTGTTTGAATTTTTAGTGTTCCATTTGAACTAACATGGTCTCTAACAATAGTTAAAGGTGCAGCAGGAGAAGTTGTACCAATCCCCAAATTACCGCTAGAGTTGATACGCATACGCTCGGCAGGTGCGTCTGCCGCAGAAGTTAAAAAAGCAAGACTGATTTCATTGCTACCATTATTGATTGCACGAATTGTAGCGTTACGAGTTGTTGGGGCGGTACTGACACCAAACACAAGACTGGTTGCCGAGTTTGCGCTACTGCTTAAATTGTTCAAAAACAAAGTGCTAGTATTTGCCCCTGCACTTGTTGAAGTTACATCTAATCTTCCATTTGGCGATGTGTTACCAATCCCTACATTCCCAGACGAATCAATCCTCATCGCCTCTGCACCACCTTCTGCAAAGGCAATAGTATCCGCAGCAGGGAAGAAGATACCTGTGTTGGTGTCGCCGGTAGTTGTAATTGAAGGGGCGCTTACTGTACCTGCACCGAACTCAATAGTCTGAGCACCACCCGTTACAACCATCGTGCCGGTGGAATCTGGCAACGTAATCGTCTTATTGCTTGTAACCGAGGCGGGTGCGGTCAGTTCAATGTAGTTAGTTCCGTTATCTGAGTCTTCTGCAAGACGCAAACGGCCCTGTGTGGAGGAAGTACCACCCAATAAAATCAATCCGTCGCCGTTAATATCTACTGCCATTTTTAGCTCCTTACAGAATTAAGTGCCGCTGACCCGAGGCAATCGTTAGAGTCACGCCAGAATTTATGGTAAACGGACCTACTGATAAACCGTTCGTTCCCGTGTCAATCGTGTAGTTTGCGGCCATTGTCGTGGCGTTAACCAAGATGCCGTTTGAAGCGACCGGCGCACTTACCTTTAACTCTCCGGTGGAAGGCTTATAAAGCAGCTTGGCGTTAGATGTATTAAGTGTGGATGCCGTTCCCGTGGTTGCCGAAACAAAGGTCGGGTACAGATCCGAAGCAGTGGAAGTGTCGTTAGTAATCGCCGCACCACCGACAGACTTCCACGATGGGCTTGAACCGCTGTATCCCTCAAACTCATTTGAGGTGGTGTTATATCGCAGCATCCCAGTGACCGGAGTGCCGGGACGCTCAGTCGTGTTATTGCCCTTGGGGGTCGTGAATGCGCCCGTGCCGGAGAAGGTCCAATAGCCCGTGGTATCTGCAATCGTTGCCGAGGCCGTGCCATCCTTAGCCTTGACGTTGGTGACTTCAATATTGGTCAGATCTGCCGTGGTGGCGTTTAGCTGAGTTACGCCCGATACGTTATTAGACCCGTCAATGGTGACGCCAGAGTTTTGTATGATCTTGCCGCTGGTGCCGCTAAATCTAACAATGGCCGTGTCCGTGCTCGAGGCGGGACCGTCCACATCGCCAGAAGAAATGCTTACAAAGTCAGAGCCGTTCCAGGCAATGAGTGCCCGCTCGCCTGCGGCGATGGTCACACCAGTCGTGGCTGACCCTTTAACGACCACGGCTCCGTTAGAGCCATTAATAACTATGTAAACCTTGCTCAGGCTTGGTGCGACAATGTTCCGGCTTGTGCCTGGGGTTCCAGTGACAATCAAAATTGCGTTTCTTGCCTGGTTGGCCACCCCGTCCGTATCGGTCAGGGTCACGTTTCCGGAAGTGACATCGATCGACTCCCCGCCAGCAATGGCCTCTTCGATCAACGCCGTAATCTCATCGTTTACGACCGTACCCCAGGTATTGGCCTCGGTGCCGGTCACCGGCTGCGCAAGCCCCAGTAAGGTGGTGTAATTAATTGCCATGTTCTTTTCCTTTACGCAGCTATCCGAGTCCAGGTTGAACTCTGGGAATCATCCACAGTGGTCCAATTGGACGTCTGACTATCATTAATATTTTGCCAGTTGGCGGTCTGGTTGTCATTGATAACGCCCCAAACCAGCACACTGCCAACCTGTCCAGTGCCCTGAACGCCTGTAACAAATACATTTTTTCCAATCTGTACTTGAACGCCACCAACTGAGCCAACGGCTTGTAGGCCAGTGGTTGGAACAACCACATTTGCTTCGACCCCAACCTGCCCGATTTGGCCTGTTCCTTCGACGCCAGTGACAGAAACTGAGGCATCTTGAATGATCGAAACAACCCCGATTTGGCCTGTTCCAGATACGCCCAAAACATAGACATCGGCCGAGGCTTGAGCCACAACTTGCCCAACTTCTCCAGTGCCGAATACTCCAGTAACCGAGACAATGGTTTCTGTATTGACCGTAACACTGCCAATTTGCCCCGAGCCACTGACTCCTGTGACCGGAACATCTGCCGAACCGCTGGTTTCAGCTTGTCCGATGAACCCTTGGGCGCTGACCCCGGTAACGGAGACACTTGCCCCACCGCTGACGGCAACGGTCCCAACAGCACCGCTACCGAAGACCCCCGTGACGGGGACGACTGCCGATCCGGTGACAGTGACACTTCCGACGTCTCCGGTTGCCTGGACCCCAGTGACGGCGACAGTAGCGCCGCCTGTTGCCTCGGCTTGGCCGATGAACCCTTGTCCTTGAACACCAGTAAGGTAGACAAAGGCTTCGCCAGTAACGGCGACTTGACCAATTTGGCCTGTGCCTTCAACTCCTGTTGGATAGACGTTTGCGTCGGCAGTGACGGCAACTTGGCCAACGGACCCTGTTCCAAATACCCCGGTAACTGGGACGTTTGCGTCAGCGGCAACGGTAACGGATCCAACCTGCCCAGTGCCCGCCACCCCGGTTGGGTAGACATTTGCATCACCGATGACATTTGCTTGGCCAATGAACCCTTGGCCAGAAACACCTGTCGGGTATACGTTTGCATCGGCAGTGACGGCAACTTGACCGACTTGGCCGGTGCCCTGGACTCCTGTCGGGTAGACATTGGCAGTGCCTGTAACAGCAACCTGGCCAGTAAATCCGGTGCCCTGGACTCCGGTGACGAAGACGTTAGCATCGACCTGAACTGCGACTGATCCGACCGCACCCGTGCCGAAGACGGAGTTGTTCCCCTCGCCCCAAGCGGCGATTCCCCAACCTTCGCTTCCGAAGCCACCAAGTGCAATCCGAACATCGGCCACATCACCGTCCTATGTTAGATGCCCCGGTTTCCCGGGGCATGGTTAACCGCTTAGGCGATCCGGATGATGGCTCCAGTAGCCGTGGCAGCGGGGAAAACAATAGTGAACGTACCTGCCGTGGAGGTTTTTGCACCACCAAAGTCAAGCACCGCCACTGCCGGGTTACCCGTCGCGGTGTCGTTATAAATCAACGCACCATAAGCAGTAATCGTAGCAGTAGTGAACGACAAGTCAGCAAAGTCCGTCAGGGCAGTTGTGCCGCTCGAGACAGGCGTTACTTTAGTCAAGGTACCGCCACCAGCCGCATAGGAACCCGAAGCGGCTACTTCGTTAGTAGTCGTGTAAGCAGTGGTTGCAGCCGTAAACGAAGCGCTGTTGTTATACAGAGCCAGCTTGAAGGTCTGGCCAGAGCCAGTTGAAAAGTTATGCACACCCTTCAGGATTTCAACCTTGAAGGAAGTGGGCATGAAGTTACCAGTAAAGGCCATTTAAGTTCTCCTTAAAAGATGGGCGGCTTTTTCCTCGCCTCCCTGAACACAAATTTGGATGCACGTGGCCCTCTCGGACTGTTGTGCACGTTTGAGATATTCAAAAATTGTATTTTGAACGCGCTCCCTGAAAAACTTTGCCTGCTCTCGTATGGCCGGGGGAGCGGAATCGGCCACGCCAATAATCTTGTCAGTGCATAATTCAGCCAAATCTTCGCATGGAAGGCCGCCAAAGTCACTGGTTTTGATGACCGGAGATTGAATATCCCCGAATTTTAGGTTAAACATTAGGTTCTCCTCGCTTCTGGGGCCATGTACTCAGTCTTTTCGCTGTTTTCCACGGTCTGTTGCACTTCTGAATAGGGTTTGGCACGAAACTTTCCGTCTTCCAGTCCCACGACAAGGGGGTCCGCCAGGCGGTGATAGCCGTAAAGCTTGCTCTTGGCCGGTTCATTGCTGTCCAAAAGGGAGGACTCCTGGGCTACCCCAACCTTGATCCCGCGCTCGATGGCCTTGGACAACAAAAACTCACAACAAGCTCGCCCGGCTTCGGCAAAGTGAACTGTCTTTTTGTAGGAAAAATCAATTCCATACAAGTGCAGTTCTGCCACTTTTGCTGCAATCGCAAAACCAATGGCATAGGCTACCGTGTTGTTAAAATACCCACATTGAATCTCGTTCATGACCTCTTCAAGAGGGTACTCAACTAGGCCTGGGCAGCGGGAATCAAGTTGGCAGGTGTAAATAGGACCAGGATGGGTAGCCAAAACGGACCGCATGATGCCAGTCTGGGTGCCCGCATCGTCAGAGTCTAAAAACCTGCTGGCTGGATCCATCATAAAAACCCGGTCGTGGAAAACCACCCCGGCCATTGCGTTGATGGTCCAGACTTCGTCAATGGGCTGAGAATGCGTTTTTGCCAAGATAAAACTGCTGTGGCTTTTGCCCATAGCCACGATGGCGATTTTCTTTCCTTCAAGATTGGGTACAACGGTCATGGTCCTGGGGATTCCGATTTTATGTATAGGCGAGCCATACCATCGCGATGCTCGTCACGGCGACGACGGCCTTGTTGCTCGATACCAAGGCCTTGAATAGCCTGTTTATAGGCGTTATCAAAGTATTGCAGCATGTCACCAGGACCTTTGGTAAAGCTATAGGCCTGAGCCAAACAGCCATATAACAAAGCTTCCGGTGCATTGATACTTACCCACGTTGTCTGATTTGTCGCGGATAACTGTGCGGGTTTGTAGATATATCCCAGTTCAACGTAGTAATTTTGGTTTGGTGTGGGTGCAATATAAAACGTGTTTTGATCCCACACGGAGTAATACTTTGGCTGCCCCTGTACAGATCCATCAGGCCAATATTCTTTCATGAATGATGTATCCCGGAATTCCAAGAAAATATTATCCGTAGACTGAATCATCATGTAACGAT